CTCCGGCCGTGCCGCAGCCAGTAAGTCGCAACCTCTTGGCACTGGAGGGAATCGAACCCTCACGGAGAAGATCTCTAAAGGATTTTAAGTCCCTCGTGTCTGCCATTTCCACCACAGTGCCAATCTCCTTCTTCGTAAACTAATACAGGAGACGTGCACGGTTTGTTTACTGCTCCTCGGGAACTCCGGCCATCAAATCTGGCATAGAAGCATAAATCATCTGCATTTGTTGATCAAACTCTTGCTGAAGAAGCTTCTTTTCCGTTTCAACATCAATCTCATCAAAGAACTTCTCAATGATCTGCAGCCCGCTTTCACGAGAAATAAGCTTCTCACGTACAAGCTGAACAACCTGTTTAATTATTTCGTCTACATCAGTAGGAATAGCAGACTGTGTTTCCACTATAACAGGATACAAATCCCATTCCGTTGAAGTCTCCTCCTCAAAAGAAGTTACACCATCTCCATCAATCCAAACCACCTTCAACTTGTATGCTCTCCGCACTAATGTTTGCACAGCCTCACGAAAATACCTTGTCTTTCTGGTGGCCATAGCAAGAGAACGAATCAGCTTATACATTAGGGCTCTTCCAGACTGAACTCCCCCAGTATCATCACCTAAGAGAGCAGGGGCAGTTTCGGTGTTATCGAGAATAGCTTTGTAGATCCTTTTAATCTCCTCTTGAGAATCTGTTAAGTGACCACCCCATTCCAAATATCCAGGAGGATTCTCCCCGGCTTGCACAGGAAAATACCTCCCACCTCCGCCACTCATAGTAAGGTTACCATTGATATCTAGGAAAGATGCGTCTCCGTACATTGCGGGATCAGCGTGCTTATCCAGCACATCATTCAACTGTGTTTCTCGATTGTTAAGGGCGTTCTGCAGATTTTCAATCACACCATTATCACTAACTCCATAAATATCGAACATTCGATAATTTGGCCAGTGAACGAGGAGAGGTTCATCAACTCCAGTCTTCTCCTCTACAATGAAAGCGTACTGAATATCCTCTGTCTCAACTTCCTTTCCAGTTTCGGCTTTCTCATCAACCAGAAGCATCCTCATATGTGGAGAAGTAGAAGCTCTTTCCAGCAGATCGCGATTCGATGGATTCGTAATCAGAGGAACGGGAATAAACTCTTCTCCTTTCTCTTCATACAGTTCCCACCGAATCAGTCCTGGATAATGAAACTTCTTCTGTACATACGTTTTCAACTGTCTCTTCGTTTTAAACAAACGACGACCCTCTCCGGCTTCTATTTCAATTTCCCATGCAATTTCGTACCCTACAATGTTACCATGATCGTGCTCGATATAAACTAATTCCGGATCAATCTCCGTACACTTAACCCCGCTGTTCTCTACAGAAAGTTCGATATACTGATCTCCTAAAGCGCTGACTCTCATAGCCCATTCAGATACTTTAGAAGTGAATCTGTTTTTTTCCAAAAAATCTTTCAACCACTCTATCAGCTCTTCCGGTGGATTAGAAGCAGCGGCAAATTGAACGGATGTTCTTTTCCCAGCTACCAAATCTGCAGAGACCTTATTAATCAACTGAGCCTTGTTATCAACAACAAACTCTTTAGTTGCCCATTCCTCTTGAGTATACGTCCTACCAGTAAGGGGGTCCTGAACGGCAACCTCTCCTAAGGACTTCTGATAGTATGTCCTTCCAAACGGATCCTCGTTAATGTAATAGAGGGCTGTTTGAGACGTCTCCTCGGAAATCGAATAGCCTTTTTCACTTAACTTGCGATACCGAACATAGTTCTTTTTTCGAATCGCATGATCTTCATCTCGAGAGTACATTACACCCTCCTATTTCTCTCTTATGTTTATTTCCTTGTAGTAGCTAAATTCTACCTACCTGTCCTTTTGAACGACTCATATGCAGCGAAAGTCCTACTCTGAGACGCAATTATATCACGCCGCTGTGCTTTCATCTTTTCCATCGCCTGGTATATTCTCCAGCCCCGTTTCGAACTAACACCTCTCTGAATATACATTTTCTTTGCTCTTCGAATTGCTACAGACAGACCAGGTACAGTTCGCCCAAATCCTTTGCCGCGGTGGGCTTTTTGAGCAGCTAATCTGTGTCCGTAACTATCTCCGTGCCAACCTTGCCCTTTTCCAGATCCAGCCATTTTATTTTCCTCCATTTCGAAGTTTTGACAATAATGGTTTCGTATCTATTCCTTCGGAAACATATACTGGAAGTCCAGTCTTAATTGCTTTTACTCCCTTTGGTTTGTGTGCTAACAAATACTTTAGCTCCTGTTCATCTGTGCAAGAATCTACCTTCTCTTGCCATTCTTCTCTGGTCATTTTCTACCCTCCAACATACCTAAATCTGACAAAAACGAAAAGAGCCCTCTCGCAAGAGTTTTGACCTGAAGTTCACTCAACTCGCCTTCGCCCTCAAAAATAGCACCTTCAATAACATGAATAACCTCATGTAAGAGAATGTTCCATTGACTCGCTCTGGTAATCCTTTCGGACAAACGTATAGTATCTGTGAAAGGATCGTATTGTCCATCCAGCGCGCGTTCTCCGCGCACATCAACATCGCGAACAATCTCAACCTGGTACTCTCTTCCAAGTATTCTAACCTTCGAAGGAATTGCTTTCATCTAGTAGCTCTCCTTCTAGGAACCACTCCTCTACCAGTGCCTCTAGGAGGAAGGTCCTTGGTAGAGTGTTTTCTCCAATCTCTTCCAAAATGTCTTTTCAATCTTTCTTGGTCAGATCTTGGACGTCCGTTTCTTCTTACTGTGTTAGCCCCTCTTCTCACTTTGTCTACCTCCTCTTTTTCCCTCTACTCAATGCTGCGGCCCTATGCCCTGCGCTATCTCCATGCCACCCTCTGCCTTTTCCTGCTTTCTTCCGGGCATGCCTTTTTGCATAAAACTCTCTTTTAGACATTCCCCTTCCTCTATTCACATTCTTCCTAGAAAATCTCTCCTTCATACTTATTTCAGTCATTTTGGCAGCCATAGCCTTTTTACTGGCAGAAGGTGCCTTCAAAAGCTGTTTGCGCATACTCAAGGCGCCTTTTCCAGTCGTCTGTACGCCCCCACTGTCTCATTCCTTTCAAAACAGCTGCCGTTTCTCTCACATTTGCTGAAGCCATGATTTTACTCCTTTTTTCGCCTCTCACCCTCCTTGTAACCACCGATAGACTTCACCTGAGAGGTCTGATATTTGTAGAATTTGTTAGGGTTGCTCTTATTGCCAATCCCAGTATTCTCCATCTCGATCTTACCTGACCGATCTCTTTCATCTTCTAAAGAAGATACACCAATATCTGTGTTGATAGAAAGTCTCCTTTTTACCGTGGCAGTAATCTCTGCCTTTGCCCCAATACCTTTCATTCTTCACCTCCATTTTCTTTCTGTGTTCGAATAATACGTAAATACTCTATCATCTCATCCAAAAACTTTTTTCCCGAACGCTTTCCAGACCAGAGATAGAATACAGTTATCGTCTCATCCTCTTCTGTATGCGCATCAGGATTCACAATCGAAAAAACTAAACCTGCCTCTATAGCTCCGGCGCCTTTAGTTAGAGCCTCAATAGTAGACTGGCCGACCTGTTGACAAAACTGTTGTACATCATCGGCTATGAACATTTCTTTCCTCTCTTCTCTTCTTTCCTTTCACTGCAGCAAGGGCATGGCGAAGGGGTTCACCCCACCAACCCCTCCCTCTACTAGGCTTCGGTAAGGATTTTTTATACTCCACAATTGTTGCTAAATCTGCTCTCTCTCCTATTTGAGATTCTATTTCAATCCTCATCTTCCAACCCTCATAGGTGTAAAGATCTTAGGTCTTGTCGTACGAATAACTCCCTTTCCAAACTCCGGTTTCTGTAACACTTCTTTCTTTCGGGTTAGAAAGAGAATCCCATAACCAAAAGCATCAGAACCGTGAGAAGCCCAATCGTGCTCTGGAGTCTCCTTATTCCCGCCCTCTCTATCTAAGCTCCAATGATAGTTCATCAACCTCTCCCACAGATTCACACACCTATCACTAATAACTACATGATTTCTCTCCGGATCGATTACTTTCTTCACAGCTACAATTCGATCCATCACTTTATACCCTGTCAGGGCAATCATCCTTAAATTCCGAAACCTTCGATCAACTAGTTTACCTTGCTCATCTCGCGCAAGATCACCAGCATGTAAAAACTGTTCCCTTACGGACCTTTTCGATGTAACCGACCTTTGCACAGCATCTGGTCCTGCAACGTTCAACAACCTCCAATACTGATACTTTCTCGAATTCTCCAAAAAAGTTTTGAAATGGTCTCGTTGTGGTTTTGGTAAGAAAGCAAGTTCTGGAGGTTCTACGCCGCAGATTAACGAAATATAAAATCGAATATCTTGATCAGTTCCTACCACCTCATCAACTATTGCAATTCCTCCCTGATTATCCATTTGCATTACAACACCAAAAGTCTCGTCCGCTACACCTAAATCCCAAGCAATAATCGATCTATCTACCCAAAGCGGATCAAAATCAACTTTCTTCAAATGCACTTCTCTAGACAGCTTACCCCAAATCCTTCCTTCAACTGAAGCCTCGTAGTCGATGTCTAGCTCTTGAGCTATTTGTGTCGGCGTTAACTCTCTACATTCCTGTTCATACCAAGGTGAAGTCCATTTTCCATTTACAAGTTTCTTATCCTTTCCCTTAATCGGGTGTAAAGTCCAATGAAGGGTTTTAACTGCAACACCAGAAGTAGGATCCCACCTTAGACGAGCAAAAACATTCCCTTTTCCTCTGGCCGTAGAATTGAAACAACGACATTTAACAGCCTGATGAAAAGCTTGAAAAATAACTTCACTTTTCGGGGTAGAAGCTGTTTCATCCCACAATCCTATTTTATACGTACCGCCTCGCCCAGCATTTGGGTTCGTACTTTCCCCAATCACATATGCACCGGTATCCGGGTTCGTTACCCGCAAAAACTTAAACTTCAACTCATGCAAAGGTTCTTCTAAATGTTCATACATAAACCGGAGCTTTCCAAACAACGAATCAACAGTAGACTCCCTACCACCATCATCGACCAAACTCTCTTTGTAACTCATTGCAAACCCAGTAAAAGATGCATCGTATAAAAGACCCCACAAGAAAAAAGCCATGTATAACCAACTCAATCCCATCTGTCTAGTTTTTTCATCTAAAACATCTTGTTCATTTTTATACGATTCATAAAGATCCTGTAAAAACTGTTCTTGATATGGATAAAGATCAAAAGGAACAACTGCAGGATCTAGTTCAGGGTTAAAAATCTTACACTCATTCCTGACAAAAGAAGCAGGATCATTTTCATACTTCGCTTGTCTCGTAGACCGCATCAGGTGCTGGTAGGCAGCTTGGAGTAAACGGCGATACTCGTTCACCTCCTTTTCGTAAATCGTCAACTGCAAGCTGTCTGAACATTTTAACACGTTTTGTTGAGCTAGGCTCATCTGATTCTGTGCCCACTGTACTACTTGCACCAACTCGTCTTTCGACATTCCTCGAAGGGTCTTCGTTGTGATCACCCCTGACATACGCAAGAAACTCCTCTTTTGTCAAATCCCGTGACTCAATAACAATCTTATCCCTTCCAGTCAATTTCATCCAGCGATCAATGGCTCCTAAAGCATTTGTATCACTACCGAATAACAAGATTTCCTTTAACCGAAGAGAAACAACCTGAGCCAAAGCCACAATTTCAGCATCGAAAATCTGATCGCGGCGTGCTCGGTATTCTTCTAGTGCTTGACGGAACTTTTTTTGACGCAGCCATTTAATAACACAATCAAAAGTAACGCCTACTCTTCTAGCTGTCTCTGTACGGCTTGCTCCAGCCACAAGTAATCGGATTGCAATCTCTTGATTTTCTTTGAGCTTACCCACTCTTTCATCTTCCTCCATCTCTTTTTCATTCTATACAGCCCTTTCTACTTATAAATAAAAATAACAGAAAAGTAAAGAGGGTAACCTCAAAAACGTTCACTTGCCGCACTCTAATTTACACAATCTTTCCCTTTCTTCCTCAATATCTTTTTCTACCATCTGTGATAACGTATCATAAATGTGTCGTGCATAGACCAATTTTGTTAGTAAAAACGGGTTCTGTACACTCTGGTATAACTCTTGTAGCCGCTCATATTCTCCCTTAACATAATCTACCAATTGTGATGGGTGAATCATATCTTCTCCTCCTTTTCTATCTTTTTTGTATCTGCTATACTCAGAATTTCCACTATGAAAACTTTTTCTCTTTCATACCAATCAGGTCCGATCTTTACATATTCTCCAGAAGGTGAGATCTCTTTTACCTTACCTTCATACAAAGTCGTTTCAAACTCGTCTTCTTTATACAGAATACGATCGCCTATCTTCACTTCAGGCCTTCTCTTCATTTTCTACCTCCTTCATACCAGCTCTTAACAATATCTCTTCTGGGAAAAACTGTTTCAGAATCTCCCATTGTATCCTATCCAAGTGTGGATCGAAATAGTAAATCATTTCACCATATGTATCTCGAGTTAACTCAACTATAGCGGCTACTGCTTCTTTCGACTGAACAATAATTGTCTTCTTGGCGGGTGGTAAGAGTCGAGTTCCTGCTGGAATCACAATGTCTTTTTTCAATAGATATTCTTTTGCCATTTCATTCTCCTTCTTCTGTAAACCAAAATTCTATTATAAACATGAGCCACCCCAATCCAATCACGAGTTTCTTTCGAGGCCATTCAGTGACATAAACAAATATTCGTGGGAGAAGCTCGAGTTCAACCCATCTCTCTCCCTTTTTCTCCTTTTTCGTATTCCAATAGGTCAACTTACGGACGGAAATATTCATTTCTACCTCCACTTCACAGGGTTGATATAGTATACATATACACGGAGAGCACACTTGTGTGCCTGTAGAATCATATTAGCTGTTCCCTTACTTTCACCATCCCATACAGCAACAAGGGCATCAGCATATGCTGCCATCTGTGCATTGCGCATAAAACCAGCCGCTCTTCCATAAACGCGCCAATTAGCGGGAAAGCGCTTAACAGCTACACTGTGTTTTCCAGCCCACCACTCACCAAGGCAATCGACACCATTAGCTCCGCCACTAACTATTTCGGTAGGAATGATTCCAACCTCTCTAGCTCGTTTCATGGCTTCTTCAACAACATTATAATCTCGTATACTTCTAGAACCAGCTATGATCGTTTTCATTTAGCTATCCTTTCCGAGCTTTTTCTTCCAGTACAAATCGGCAAGAATTTCTTGAACTTCGTCAAACTCTTTTTCCATTCTTTTCACTCTTTCAACTAAATCTTTTGGTAAATCCACAATTACATCATCATCAGTGGGATTCACAATATCTATTAGAAAAAGAGCTCCCTCTATATCATCTTCTACAATCTCGAATTTCATTATTTAACTCCTTTCAAAATTGATTTCAGTGTGACAGGTTGAAACAAACCCTCAATAGAAACAAGCACATGTTTACAAGACAGTTTGAACTCTCCCTCTCTATGTGTATCGTCATGCAAATGTCCATGTATATTCAGATCGAACGATCCATCATCTGTCAAGGGCATATGTGAAAATGCTATTCTTTTTCCGTAAGCATTAATATCCATTCTATCCATAACTGCACTCCATCCATGCAACAAGTACCAATGAATAGATTTTCTATCATGATTCCCACGAATAAGAATAACTGATACTCCCGTTACAATAGTTTCCATAAATCGTAAGTGCCATTCTTCTTCATTCCCAATACAAAAATCACCTAAATGGATAATCATATCATCTCTAAAGCTTAGATGTTTCGCTAGATTCAAGAGCATTCTTTCATCTGCATTATCAGGGCGATTACAATACTCTCTCATCTTTTCATGTCCAAAGTGTGTATCAGAAATTATCCACACTTTCACCTTTCCCTCCTCATTGCTTCTTCTTCCTTTCAAACATCCTCTTGTAGCTCTCTTTCGGAAGCAAACATAAGCCCGTATTCGGGTTTGATCCTGAACCACCCTACAGGTGTAGGACTGTCATCAATGTCTTGTCCTATTGCAGTCAAGAGTGCTTGAAAATCGTTACATCCGTCTAAGAGTGCTGCTTCATATACACGTGAATCTTCACCAACTGGAAACACAGTAAACAAATCTTTCAATTCATCATCAAAAATCAACTCATAAACATCTGGATAATAATCTGGCCATCTTTCTGGTGGAATTACACTATACTCGTGGGGCCATACTTTGATCTTCTCACCAACCCAAAAGATACCTCGAGCTTTTGCTTCATTTGGTTCCGCACCACCGAATATACTTGTAGGAAGCACATCGTCCAGACTCTGTAAGTCTTGTAGCATCTCATCAATAGTTTTCTTTTTAGGACTCAGAGCATGAAAGCAATGTGTTTTCCACAACTTCTTGATAGTTTGTAGATCTATCTCCCAAGGTACAGAATAATGCAATGAAAGTTTTGGAGGTGAAACAACAGTAGGAAGTTTTTTCGTTAGCATAATCCATTGTCCAACTCTCACCTCCTTATAATCAATTCCACCTATATCATCTTCTACAATTCCGAATTTCATCTCTCAACTCCTTTCAATTACTCGATCATATTTTACTGCACTTCGGTATTTTATGGTGTGTCTAACTTCTTCTATTCGTTCCAAACAATCTCCAAACATCAACCTTATCATTTCTTCCCCTCTTTCAGTGCTTCTTCTTCCATATCAAACACCCGTTGCAAATCATTATCTAGAGGCAACAACGCGTTCCCATGATATTTTGATCCTACAAATACTCTTCCACAATTCATACACAAGTACTTTGTAAGACTTCCAGCACGTTCAATAGCTACTACATCATGTCCTCTCGTCCTGCAACGAATCTTTGTAATCAACCTATTGAGTTTTCTCACCGGAAATTCTCCTTCCAAAACTGGCGTGCTTCTATTACACCCCAACCTAGAAGCAAGCACAGAGCTGTGAGTGCTCCGAAAATATATCTAGGCACAATAAACAAAGCTCTACGCAGTACCATATACCATGGAACTATATTTGGATGTTCAATAGTTTGAGGCCATCTCCACCATTTCTCTTTCATACTCTACTCCTTCAACTCCCTACCCTCTCTATTCTAACGGGGCCTCCACACGTGATACAATCCTAAGCACGAAAGAAGCCTTATCCCCCTCAAAGTATACTTCTGATCTTATTGCATCCGCGTAGTCAATCCCGCGCATCGAAGCAAATGCGTCGAAACAGGCCAAACACACTACTCGGTTTTGAAATGGTTTCGGCACAACCGCCTTCCAAACCTCATCTGGTACGGAGAAATTGAACTTGTCTCGTTTCCCGCACACCTTGCATCGCTGAGGCCAAAGACTCACCACTCAACCTCCTTTGAGCGTTGCGCTCGTAACTTTTGCAGCTCTTTCCACGATTTTCCTTTTCTCTCCGTTTTAGAAAGATGAACGCCACAACCATCTGGTTTTGTCTCCTTGTGCAGTTGTTCCAAAGCATCGTGCAGCTCTCTACGTGCAAATCGCGTATCCTGCAACATTGCGAACAATACTGCTCTCGCAAAAGCACCTCTCCGATAGCTGTTCATTACGTAATTCCTTTCCACACCTGAGTTTTCAAAGCAAGATCGCTAAGCTTTGAATAAATGATTGTAAGCTGTCCAACTAGTTCATTTGTTGGTTCCTCAAATGCACATCCTTGTTCTTCGTACAGCATGCGGAGTTCCTCTACACGCATCTTCGCTTCATCTACTGCATGAACTGCATCGTTAAGTGCCTGTTTCATAAGATGTTTATCGATCCATCTCATAATAACACCGAGAAGCTTTCTACTGACTCTCAATTTCACAGCGTACCTCCTCTGCGCGTTCTTTCCCTCGTACATCCACCTCAATCACCTGCATGGTCTCGCGGTCGAACCAGCGCATGACATACTGGTCCTCGTCGAGACCGGCTACATCGTAGGTCTGCGTCTCAAGGTAGATGAGGCGAGATTGGTGACTCTCTTGGCCCTCTTGGCCAGTCTTTACTCCAAGGTAGAAGGCCATGAAAAGGACAAGAAGAATCAACATGACCACCAAGATATGGCCGACTATGCTAAGCGCATCAATCCCTCGCAGCTTTTCACGCAGTTTCATCTTTTGCTCCCTTCTTGCCGATCTTCGTACTCATTGTAGATGTATACATAATCCTGACAGTCGATGCTGTTTGCGGAATTCGCAATCGCTTCTGATACCATCCCATGTCACGATGACAGGCAACCAGCCACGATAACGATCTCCCGGTCATTTCGTCGCTCCTTCTCGCTGGTCCTCGTATTCTTCATAGAGGTGCTCGTGACCTCGACAGTCGATGCGAATATAAGATTGGCCTGATAAATCGCAGCCGAAATCATCGGGGTGTATACGGTCTAATGGTTGCAGTTTCCCAATATC